TTTCAAGACCCCTCTTAATCTATACAATATAAGGATATGAAGAAATCACAGGATCCGAGATTAGTTCTGGTAGTAAGGGCCGCTTATAATTTAGGTCGATTTGACGGTAGGGAAGAAGAAGCTGCAAAAGTTCGGAGAGAGATGTCTGTGGCACGTTCGGCGATCCATTGTTTGGCGGAGGAGATAAAATCTTTAGACAAAGAAGATGCTCAGGGCGTGTTTATCACGATTGATTTGACTACAGCCAGGGCCGCCAGGAGGGCATTGAGAAAGACAGGGTTGGCAACAAATATTGGAATCGCCGGTATAATAAACAGAAAATTAAAGGCATTGAAGGAATGAAACGGAAACTCCTCGTAACAGGGTTGTGCATTTTATCACCGTTGCTCTTTGTTTTCGCCAAGACGACCGGCTATGGTGATATAATGGCACATTATGTGAAGAATTACGATGCCGACACTATCACGGTGAACATTCCCGGTTGGCCGGACATTATCGGAAAGAAGATAGGTGTACGGGTCAACGGCATAGACACACCTGAGATGCGCGGCGGCACCGAAGCAACGAAGCAACTGGCTCGTCAGGCTCAAAAGTACGTGGAAATCATCCTCAAGGACGCCGACAAGATAATTCTGAGGAACATGGAGCGTGGCAAATACTTCAGGATAGTTGCTGATGTAGAACTTGATGGCGCCGATTTAGGCGAATTGCTTATTAGGCGGGGTTATGCAAGGCCCTACGATGGCAAAGGTCCGAGACCGGATTGGACGAAGGAGAAATGACATGGAAGTGAGAACATTGGAATCGGGTAATCTTGGTGAATATCTCTTACAAATTCGCACAAGTCGGGGTGAACTTGTGAAATATATCGAGCCGGCCGCTTTTGCCAGGGAGGTTAATCATCTGTTTGCCGAGAAAGTCGCCCAGAAATTATTTGAACAATTCGAGCCGAAGATAATGGAGCTTATAAAGGAGAAATAATAGCGGTGCCGGCAAGAAAGAAAGCTAAGAAGAAGAAAGCCAGGAAAAAGACTTCTGTTGCAGGTCGCATCAAATCTACGCCAAAGCGGGAAGAAAAACAGTTGACTTTACAACAGAAAAGGTTTGCTGAACTATACACCTCGGACACGGAGTTTTTTGGTAACGGTGTAAAGAGCTACGCAGAGGCGTATCATATAGATTTAACAAAGAAGAACAGCTACAGAGGCGCCCAAGTCAACGCTTCCAAGCTACTATCAAATACTATCATTTTGAATTATATGAACAAACTGCTCAATGATATGGGCTTGAATGATGTTCATGTCGATAAGCAGTTGGCTTTTCTACTGACCCAGAACGCCGAATTAGGTGTTAAACTCGGCGCCATAAGGGAATTCAACAAACTACGGCAGAGACTTGAAGGCAAACAGCAGTCGGGCCAAACGTTGGCAGCGGCTGTACATGAAGCTATGAAAGAGAAATGATAAACTCAAAGAACGAAGTTATGAAATTAGTTGAGTTGGGACGGAAAGACTATTCGTGGTTTATGACACACTGTCTGGACGTACAGGCCGCCCACCTGTGGTCTAAGATGACAGAGGTCAATAACTCGGTCAGGGACAACGAACGGACGGCTGTAGGGGCGGGGCACGGCGTGAGTAAGACATACGGCGGTGCCAGGATAGCTCAGACATTCCTATCTTGTTATTATCCTTCTACGGTAGTAACTTTGGCACCCTCTCTCCACCAGGTCAAGAATCTGATGTGGCGTGAGATTAGGACGGCCCACACAAACGCCCGGGTACCATTGGGTGGCAAATTGACTACTTTGATGCTGGATATGCAACCGGAGACGGGGGTAATATGGTTTGCCATTGGCATATCGACCCGGCCGGACACGATTACCCAAGAGGCCACACGAATACAGGGGATTCATAACGAGCATGTTTTAATCATCCTCGATGAGGCAGCGGCGGTCCTGCCGGAGATATGGCGAGCGATTCAATACATCGGCGCACCATTTAAGAGAGTATTGGCAATAGGCAATCCGACAAGCAAGTTCGGCGATTTCCCAGCAGCTCTTCGGGACCCGACCTGGAACCACATAAACATATCCGTACTCGACACACCAAACTATAAGCAGGGCAAGCAGATTATTCCTGGTGTGTACGGGCGCCAGTTCGAAAGAGAAGTCCGCCTGAAATACGGTAAGGACTCGGACCAATACAGGGTCCGAGTGTTGGGCGGTATTTCCGAGAGGGGCGCCGAGGGTGCTTACTATGGCCGCAAGATGGTGAAGCTCGACAAGGCCGGGCGGATTTCAGATACATTGGATCACAACCCCAATTATCCAGTTTACCTTATTCTCGACCCGGGCTATACGACCGCAGTCGGCGCCATGCAAAGCATTGAGACTAATGTAAACTTCATCAGGGCCTATGAGGATTCAGGATTGAGCATAGAGGAATATGCCAAGATGTTCAGGGAGTGGGAAAAACAATACGGTTATGAAATCGCCAACATTTTCGTACCATGCGACATGGATTCCAAGGCTACGGCAATAGTAACGGGTCAGACTTCACTCGATACTCTCAGGAAATTCGAGTACAAAGCCACGCCATTGCCGCGTGAACGCAGGGTAAACGAGGGCATTGCCCGCACCTTGAAATTCTTAGACAGGTGCAGATTTCACAAGACAAACTGCGCCCGCTTGATAGAATGTTTAGAGGCATACCACGAAAAGAAGAACAAACAGATGAGCACAGAAGACAAGCCGGTATTTACAGGTGTGCCGGAAAAGGACGGTTCGGACCATATGGCCGACATGGTAAGATATGCCTCTATGGCGGTCAAACAGATAAGCTCCGGTGGGATGACCGCAGCGGAGTCTCGGGAGTTGTGGCAGAAACATATAAGGAGGTAAAGGAGCATGATAACAAAGGTTGTAATTAAGAAGATGCAAGCAATCGCCGATCATTTAGCACAATGGGCTGCGGATGACCCACAGGACAAGCATTATCCAGGAGTGGGGTTGCAAGTTAGAATACGCAATAATATCTCGATAAGGTTGGAGTTAGACGTATATCTTCGAAATATATTGACTTGCTTGTGGGTGGCCGACCAACTGGAGATGACTCGACAATTAGAGTACGAGGCGGATGACTTGTGGAGGGGTAATATATCTTGTTTCGAGCACAAAAGCGAAGTCAGAGAAATTCCACCACTTTTGTTACTCAAGGATATTCGGAACAAAGCAAACAATTTGGCGGACTTACTTATCCGTGCCTCATTAGAATTGCGCAAGAATCTTAAATGATGATCACATTTACAAGGAGATTAAGAAATGAAAGCAGTGGTAGTGTTATTATCAGGAATAGTAATAGGCGTGTTGTCGTTTGTAATCATGGTGATGTTTTCCGCAAAAGAGCCGGAAGAAATGTGGATGGAACGGCACATGCCGGTCTATTGGAGTTCCCTCGCAGAGGCTGGCGTTGCCACAGACGAATACGAACGATGTTTGAGGTGGGCTTTCGGCGAGGATATATTGAGCGTTGACCTGAGATTATGGCAGGACAGGTGGAATGAGAGGCACTCGGACATATTCATAATGCAAGGTTCTGACGAGTGCCGGGAGAGTTTAATCGCAGTCGGCAAGGCTTATTGTAATCGACCACTTGCAATTACGATTGAAGGCGGTTGCAATTTTACAATAACAGACTGTAATTTTGTGGAGATAGAAGAATGAACCGAAGAACGAAAGGATTGAATTATGAGCAATACGATGAAGGAGTTAGATGATTATTATATAAAAAAACAAATAAACGCGGCCTGCCCGGGAAAGATATTTGCAGCGAGGACATTGAATGATTTCGTTGAATGTTTCCCCAACACCGGCCAAAAACTCATACAAGCATTAGATATTGAACTAACCGAACTTAAAGAAAAGGATAGAATTATGGGAAATGACGGAAGAATTGACCGCGACGCTCTCCAAGCTGGTGTGCCAGGCCCGCTGACGGCTTCGCAAGACCACTTAGTCCCGACGAAAGAATCTCTACTGAATAGATTGAGGGCGTTGGAAGGTGCGGTTGTGAGTTTACAGGATAGCCATATTGAAATAGCAAAGCATATCCGGGAAATCCACGCCTTTATCGGCATGAAGTAAAAAACTTTATTGATTTGCAACTCTTTACCGATAAGATACTTAGGATTAAACTATGGATGGACAGCAAAAAAAAGAGTTGACAAAAGCATCGGCTGTTGCTACAATGGCCGCCCGTCTTGACCGGTTGGCCTCAGAAATGGACTGGGGCGAGATCGGAACTGAAGAAACGCCGGGAAAAATCCGATGCATAGTTGAGCACAGTAAAATAGTGAAGATTCTCCTTGAATGGCCGCCCGGAAGGGTTGAGTCGTTCAAAGCATAACGGTTACCACGTATGAGCATATAGCCAGCGAGGTAAATCTTTAACGGTTTATTTTGCTGGTTTTTTTATGGGTCAAACTAATTCTGAAAAAGACTTTGAGGAAGCCTTCAATAATTCGTACGATTATTGGTCTCCGTGGATTGAGGCCGCACACACCGATTTCAAGCACGCCATAGACAATCCCATAACCGAGGCTGACCGGCAGAAGTTGCGGGATGAGAACCGCGAAATCCTTCATTTTCCCGTATTACGGCGGATAGTTAAGTTAATCACCGGTTATGAGCGCAGGAACCGCCTGACGCTCAAGATAGGCCCTGCAGAAGGTTCTGACGACCGCGTGGCGAGTCAGTTGACGGGTATTGTAATGCCGCTCATGGAGAACCACGGGGGCCACGAGGTAGTTTCCGATGCTTTTGAGATGGGTGCTTTAATCGCCGGGGCGAACTTAATTGAGCTGTATTTCGACCGTAGGGGGGACATTCAATTCGCCCGGAAGTTCTATAACAAGTTCCTTTTGGACCCGAATTTCACCAGAAGGGACCTGAAAGACTGTCGTTACATCATCATTCACGAGCCGGACATGGCGGCCGATGTCATAAAAAGCCTCATTCCGGGCGGCGAAGGAAAGATAGATGAGATATTAAAATCACCCGAGGCCGGCACGAAACTACCATACAGCAGCACTTATGGCCGGGGGGACGAGGACAAAGGTACATTATCCTACTTCTGGGAGCGCACGCTCAAGAAAGTAAATTTGCTCGGCAACGACGATACCGGACAGTCTTTTATCTGGACAGGCACGAAAAAGGCTTTGGATGAGCACGTACAGAGATACCAAGGCAATCTCCGCACCTGGTCTGACCAGATAGAGACTGTCAAACTGACTGTCCTGGTGAACGGCTGTGAGGTATGGAAGGGGGACGATCCGAACGGCATTGACGACTATCCCTATGTCTTTATGGGCGGCTTCTTTTATCCCGAATACGATGATGCCGCCGTGAAGCTCCAGGGTATTATAAGACCCCTCCGCGACTGCGGGCGCGAGATTGATAAGAGGTTATCGAAGATTCTCGATATTATCGACTCCCAGGTCCAGACGGGGATGATTGGAGAGGAAGATGCCTTTGTTGATAAGAACGATGTTCACGCCAGCGGCCAGGGTAGGGGGATATTATTAAAACCCGGCAAATTCAGCGTTGTCCAGAAAATCAAGTCCGGCGACATACCACCGGGCTTATTCCAGTTAAACCAAGACCTTCAAGGTCTTATAAACCAGATAGCCGGGATAAACGAGTCGATGTTCGGCACCGAAGAAATCAAGGCCCAGATATCCGGGTATCTCCTCAAGTTGAGGCAGGGTGCGGGTTTGGTATCTTTGTCGGATTTATTCGACCACAAGGGCGACATCCTCAAACAGTTGGGATTCAAGTTAATCAAGATGGTCCAAGCCAATTATTCCCGCGCCAAGGTCCAGCGGATAATTGGCAAACCGGTGGCGGAGAACTTTTACAAGGATGACGAACTTATCAAGGCTGTTGAGGAGGCTGAGAAGCAACAGATGGCCGCTCAGCAGCAGGCGCTGAAAGAGCAACAGTTACTTAACCGAATGCGCGAAGCCAAGATAGAAGCCGACCTTGGCAGAGGTGGTGAACGCAGGGCACAGGAGCAAGAAAACAGGGCGGGCGCGGCCCTGGATAGAGTGAAGACAATGCGTGAATTAGAGAACATGGACCACCAAAAACAGATGGACCTTCTTGACCGCGTAATAGCGTTGGAAAACATAAAGCAAAAAGGTTTAATGACCAAGCGATGACTGACGAAGCCACAAAAAATCGCCGTGAGGTATTAGAACAGGCCAAAGACATAAAATGGAGTCAAGATGTCAAAATCAAAGATAGATGGGTCTGCACTGACTGCGGCGAACTCGACAGGGAATTGTTAGAATCCCATCACACCCAGCCAAAGGACATGTTTCCTGAGTTAGCCCACAGTCTCGATAACGGCCAGTGTCTTTGTGTGGCCTGTCATGCGCGTGTTCATCGTGGCAACCATGTTGTATGCAACATGATTTTGGCTCGTTTAGGTGTCATTCTTTATAGCAGGCTCTACCCAGAAAAAGGTAAAAAGTTGGCCGAATTATTATGTAAATTTTGAGTGTGTTTATTATGAGAAAAAAAATCATAAAAAACATAGCAAAGAAGGACGATTTTGGCCGGCGGCTCATTGAGGTTGGCGAGATAGTACCCCTGATGGTCAAGAAGATGTACGAAGGTTTGTCCAGGTGCATACAGGACAACGTACATCGGCGCCGGCCCTACTGGATTCTTTACACCGCCGATTGGTATAAGAATGGCGAAATGCTCAAGGACACATTTACTCCTTACGGAAGATGCCCGCCTCGAATGTTAAATACTGTCTGCTGGTATGTAGATAATAAGCGCGGCCAACTCAAGCAAGAGTGGGTCTTACCGAAAGACGGGCCCATCGAGGATTTTGGCGAGACCGGCCAATTCGATGAGACCCTGATTCGTAGTAGCGAAGGGATACCAATTTTGTATGGATAACGAAATCGAATGTGAAAACTGCGGTCATAAATTCTCACCCGATGAGAACGATACTTGTTGTCCGAAATGTTATCACGATTCGGATGACGCGGTCCGGGTTTTAGAAGAATTTTATGAGTGTGCTGATAGATGAAGGAATAATTGTGCCTACAAGAACAGGAAAAGACAGTAAGGGCTGTTTCGCCCGTTGGGGCAGTCAGAAGAAATACTATTACGAATGTGGAAACGTGGCCGCTAAAGCGGCGGCTGTTAAGAAGGCTAATAAGCAGGGACAAGCCGCTCACGCAGCGGGATATAAAGGAGATTGATTATGGCTTATGGAGCCAAAAAAGGCGCAGGTAGAGGAACAGGCGGTGGACGTAATCGAAATACAGGCGGCTGTTCCAAGGGCGGTCACGGTCATGGTCAAGGGGGCGGCCGGGGTTCTGGAACAGGAAGGAAAAAATGAAATAATTTCCTTTGCCTCGACCGTTGCCTTGTGGCATAATGTTGTTCAATGGATTTTGAATGAAAGGAATACATTATGCCTACTAAAGAAATAACAGAGAAATATGGCGCTTACAAAAATGATAAGCGAATTTGTGCCAGTTGCGGGAAGGTATTTTGGACTCAAAAATGGCGTTCTCAAACATTTTGTTCGCAACAATGTGGCGTTAATTTTCATAAAGGTAAAACTTATGATGAAAGAAAATGTCTTAATTGCGGAAAAACTTTTAAGATAGAATCTTGGAAAAAGCAGAAATTTTGTTCTTTCAAATGTGGCGTAGATTATAACCGAGGCAAAACAAGATATAAAAGACCGAACTGTTCAAACAAAGCTAAAAAATATCGACCAGAGAGGAAGTTTGCAGATGGCAGAAGAATAGTTTTGTATAGATATTTGATGGAACAGAAGTTAGGACGACGGTTGAAATCTTCTGAAACTGTTCATCATAGAGATATGGACAAAGAAAATAATGTTATTGGAAATCTTTGGCTTTATGAAAACGAAAGTGAACACGGTAAAGGTCATCGTTCTTTAGAGAAATTAGTACCTGAACTTATGAAACAAGGCATTATCGAATTTGTTAAAGGTAAATATGTTTTTGGTGAAGGTTCAGGACGCAAAAAATGACAGGAGTACCACAAACGGCAGAAGATAAAAAATGGGAAATTGAGCAGGATGCACGGACCTTGGTTGAGGCT